ATGAATGCAAATAAAACCGGTCGGCGGAATAGGCGCTGGATCCTCCTGATACTCGTCGCCCTTCCAATCGCTTTTTGGTATTTCGGCTTCCCAGTCGTAGCGGTGAATTTCTCCCCAAACAGCGAGGGAGAATTTCACTACGTCTGGAATACTCAAGACAGGATTCATAGAGGCGATATCAAGCACGGTGGCTCGGCCGTTGAGTTCGGCTACCTATTCCCCGATGACGACTTTTTCATGATGTTCGATTGGTGGACTGATAAAGGTTTTCAGAGGTGCATCGACATCACCCCCAAATGGGGTCGAACCATTGACATCTATCTGGATGAAACAGGCAGGATCGATATCGCTAAAACAGGCCCGGACGTTATTTCTAGATTGAAGCAATGCACCGGCGAGCCTGACCCTTTCCGGTCATAGGGGAGCTTTCTGCTTTGGAGCAGATCAAGTGGATCAAAGTGATCTTCGGAGACGTGGCCGCCGTGCCCCCGTACTTTATCGGAAATGCCAGTCACTTTTCTCTGCATCACCAGGACTGCGCATAAGCGCAGCCATCGATGTATTCGATGCCGCTGAGAACAAATCTTCCCTTAAATGCATTGAAGGGGAACGCTACTAATGAGTGTGGAAAATCAAAACTGAAATGCGTCGTAACGAATGACTTAACTCAGCACAGGAGTGCATGTGCCGGATGGCGGATGGCGGATGGCGGATGGCGTTGATCCCGCGAAGGGATTATTCGTTCGCCTGCCGGATCAATATTCGATGTTTCCACTTCCATCGACAAGCTAGGAGGACTCTCCTAGCGCCATGGCATTTTTTAGAAAAGGTCAGTAGTGGGCGGCACAGATCCACATTCGTGCGATAGCAATCATAGGCAGGTCTGTCCCAAATTTGGTCCAATATTGCCTTTTGCCAGACACCAAAAACCACAAACCCCCGACTTTCTCTAGGAAAATCAGGGGTTTGCGTTTACTGAATGTGGCGGTGAAGGAGAGATTCGAAACTACCCGTTTTCGAGTTTTGAAACTCACCCCCCTGATTTATAAGGGCTGCAGCCTGGTCGTCCGCCCAGAATCTGTCCCATCTCAGTCCCATGGCGGTCCCAGAAGAAAACGCATAAGGGCGCAGAAACGGGCACTCAGCGTTTTTTTTGCGTTTTATGTTGCCCCCTGGGAAAAAGGTAAGATCGGTAATATTGAAATTGAAAGCCGCTGGAAGCCTTCAAATACGGGGATTTGAAGGATTTCAATAAAGGTAATAATTAGGAAAGGATAAGGTTAGAAAATTACCTTTTGCTTGGTAATCCTCCATGAGCCTCAAAACCAGTAAAACCGGGCACTTCAGAAGATATTACCTCTAGCATTACTCAAAATTACCCTCTGAGGTAATGACGGAGAGTCAAGCCCTGCGGGGGCTGCAGCCCATTTCTGGTCCGACATTACCCAAATTACCCTTTTTCCAGCCCTCAACCGAAACCGGCTACGTGAATCGGACTCACTCTCCCCCAGCACGTAAATAAAGCCTCAGAAGCCTCCTCCCTGATTTGCGTACCAACTCCGTAACCTGCCTGAAGGGTATCCGAGAAGGATTTCTAAGCTAGCGATCCTGATGCCCTTCGCAGCCCTTTTTGCAGAATGTACGCGTCCGCGAAGCCGTCCTGCTGCGCCGACCTCAGCCAGTAACGCAAACGTCTTCACAACCGTTGAAAATCCTGCATAGAAGTGTTGAAGGCATCGCGCATCGAGGCTAGACTCGAATTTCGTACCATTTTTTTGCAGAAAATCCGCAAAAAAACCTAAGGAAAGAAAAATATGCTCGTGCAGTTCAGTGTCGAAAACTATCGATCGGTCAAGGATGTCTGCGAGCTAAGCATGGTTGCGTCTCGGTATTACAAAGAAAACGAAGAAGAAAATACATTTGAGACAGGTATTGCAGATTGCCCGCGCTTACTCAAATCAGTAGTGATTTACGGCCCAAACGGATCTGGTAAAAGCACTCTCCTCGAAGCTATGAAGTTCGTGGAAACTTTTGTATTGAAATCCGCGCCCAAGTCTCAAGCAGGCGAGGAAATCAATGTAACGCCTTTTCGCCTATCTAAAGACACCAGGAACAAACCATCAAACTTTGAAATAATCTTTATTGAAGATAACGTCCGTTATGAGTACGGCTTATGCACCACGCGAGAACGCGTTATGGAAGAGTGGTTGATTGCCTTCCCTAACGGAGTATCTCAAAAATGGTTCCATAGGGTTTACGACGCGGACACCGAAACCTATGCATATAAGTACTCGAAATACTTTGAGGGTGGACGGCTGCGCGGCATTTGGCAAAAACAAACCCGCCAGAATGCGTCATATTTATCTACTGCAATCCAGCTAAATAATGAGCAGCTTACTCCTGTATACAATTGGTTTTTCCGTAGATTGGCCACACTTCGCCCTGATGGTCTTTCATCGGAGTTCACAGCAGAATACTGCCTTGATAGCGACTTCAAAAAAAGCGTTATTGAGTTTATCAGCAGTGCCGACATCCCCTTAACAAACATTGAAGTCGAAACATTGAAGTACTTGGATATGAAGTTTCCAGAGCATATCCCAACGGCCTTCAGAGAAGAAATCACAAAATCACTAAAAGACAAAGAGTATCACGAAGTCAGCTTCGTAAGAACAGACGACGCTGGCGAGAGTGTTAGATTCAAACTATCTGAAGAATCACAGGGCACTCAGGGACTATTTAATTTTGCGGGCCCATGGATAGATGTGATTGCAAACGACTTAGTATTGTTCGTTGACGAACTGGATAGCAGTCTGCACCCTTTGATTGTTCACCATCTTGTTGACATCTTGCATAAGTCTGGCTCAAACGCACAAATCATTTTCACAACACATGACACGACGATTCTTTCTCAAAAAATCCTTCGTCGGGACCAAGTGTGGCTTCTTAAAAAGAACAAACTTCACGCCTCGGAGCTTTACCCATTATCTGATTACAAAATCCGCGATGGCGAGGCAATTGAAAAAGGCTACCTTTCGGGTCGCTATGGCGCAGTTCCGTTCATCAAGGATATGAGCTTCAATGGGATCTGAAAACTTGTTTCATCTGAGAAAAGGAAAAACAACGAGATCTCTATCAAGGAGGGGGCCAATGAAAGACTCCGCCCCTATTTACTTGATTGTCTGCGAAGGAAAAAAAACCGAGCCTGAATATTTTAACGACTTGCGAAATCACGAACGACTTGCGAGCATAACAGTAAAAGTATGCGGTGAATGTGGATCTGCGCCGATCTCCGTTGTAGAACATGCTATACAGCTCTATAAGGATATGACAAAAGAGGGAGAAACAGTCGAGGGAATTTTCTGTGTTTTCGACAAAGACAACCACGAAAGCTTCTTTCGAGCCTGCGCCCTAATCGAAAAATCAAAAAAAGAGAATATGCCTATCACCGCGGTGTTTTCAATACCGTGCTTTGAATACTGGTTGTTACTTCACTTCCAGTACAACCGAGCACCATTCCAAGGTAAAGGTAATGCTAGTATTGCCGGAGTAGTCTGCAAGCAAGTGCAGGCTCATATTAAGGGATATACCAAAGGTGCTAAAGGATTATACGCAAAGTTAAAATGTAAACAGGCGGATGCCATTTCACACTCTCAGCGTGCTATTGAGGACGTTGATGCTACGGGTCAAGACAATCCTTCGACTTATGTTCATACACTTGTCGAACAGCTTCTGAAGTACTCTGACGCGTAGACAGATTTGTCTTCCCCCCAGGGCCGCCAATTTGTTGTCAGATCTTTGGCCGTACGCAAAACAATGCAAAGGACGCCATGCGTTCCAGCAATCCACAGAGCATGCATGCCCAACCTTTTCACGCGTTCACGTCGCTGTCTTCCGAGTCGATTCAAATCGACCACTGGTAGGTGATGAAAACGAAATTATTGCCAAATTTTCGTTTTTTTCACCTCCAGCCCCCAAAATGCTTAGCCTCCTCTCCTCTCCAACTGCTGCGTCGAGTCCTGCAGACATTGAAATCTTCTTACAAAGCTTTTCAATTCCTTTCACTGTTGGAAACGTTGCATCTATCCATGCAGCCCGCAACTTGCGAGCCTCCACATCGCGTTTACAATCCGATCGCCTTTGCATAAAAGAACCACGTGTAGCCCGTCGGCGGGAGGGGGATAAGTGCTTTTTCAACTGCTTTTTTATGAGCAGTGGGATTTTCAATAGCCAACCGGCCGACCTTCGCGGTGACGCCAATGCCGTCAGTCGCCGAGTAGATGTAGCCCCATTCGCCTGACGATATACTGTCTGCATATACAGTATTTCAACAGGGTACGTGTGTCCGATGAATAGAGAATCTGCGGCAGCTTTGACTCCGGTTTCGTCCGGGGTTGCGCAATGGCAGGTCATGCTGCGCGATGAGGAGGCGTTGCTCGCAATGCCCGGTGCCCATCACAAAGCGTTGCTCAGGCAAGCCCGTGCACTGCACCAGGACCATATGATCGATGCTGACGAATTAGGCGACTTTCTAGAGTTAGCGGACGCGGCGCTAGCCTACGCAGTCGAATCGCTACTTGACCTCGACGCTGACGAGTAGGGGGCACCATGCACGTATTGGTCACCCCTATGCGCGAACGTGGTGTCGCGCTAGATCCGAAGGAGCGGCGACGTTACCCAGCGATCCGGGGTAACGTCATGGTCAACTCAACTAACTGCCATGAATTAGGTCGCGCAGCCAACGTTGCCCGCGTTGAGGTGGGAATGCCACTCGACCCAGATCCGTTACCGCCTTTACTCGATGCCACGCTGGCGGGAATGGCGGTAACAGGCTTCGTGCTAAGCGGCATTGAATACGTCGACGGCTGCGCTTTTGCGCAGTCGTGGTGGTGTCGACTTGAGTAGTAGGTTTATACCTATCGTTATGTGATATAGAGCAGAGAGGAAATATACAAAGAAGCCAACACCAGGTGCAGATGATGGATCAAAACAACGACAAAAAATGTATCTACTGCACTCGCAGTGGTCCGTTCTCTGACGAACATGTATTCCCCGCAGGAATGGGCGGCGATGACAAAGACTTTTTATTAGAGGACTTGGTTTGCGCCGACTGCAATACAACAATTTTCTCTCCTTTGGAACTATCTCTGATGAGGCGCTCGCCGACAGGGTTAGGGCGGAAATTTCTTCAAAGCAAGACAAGAGAGAAGGGAAAGAGAACTACGAAACCTACAATCGAAACTAAAGGCCACTTTATAATTGATGAGTCTGGCGAGTACCTAGAGGCGGAGTATGACAAGGAAGGCAATGATATTGTACTTGCGCAATGTATATTCAAGGGTGACTCGATTAACTATGCGGCGCATGATCGAGACAATCTGAAGAAACTATATTCGGAGCTTTCCAAGCATCTGAATTCTTCAACCGTCGATCTTATTATAAAGAAAAGAGAGTTGACGGTAAGTTACGAAGTAACTACTTATGAGTGGGGGAAGGATGAGTATGTACTTTCATCGATCGTGGAGCTGCCTAAAGCTCCGAAATTAGGGATTTGGCTGGAGGCAATGAGTAGTGCTCAGGCCTCTATATCGCCGCGATTTTACCAAAGACCCAAGGGTCAGCTGGTTCTGAAGATCGGTCCGCAATCGAAGCCAGCAGAACTATTAAGAAGCATGCGAAGGACACTTCCTTCCATGCTAGCTAAGCAAGGGGAAGCGGCTGAAAACTCTATAAATCAGCCGGTCATCCATATTGAAATGCCCATAGATATGCATAGCACTGAAAGGGCAATTGCTAAAATAGGAGTAAATTTTCTAGCACACACTTTTGGACCTGAATTTGTTCGTCGCTCAGAGTTTGACAGGGTCAAGCAGTCTATACGGACGGGGCGCCCTGAGTTGCTTTTTTCTGCTTTTGGCCCAGAGGATGAAGACACAACAGTAGAATTATTTGGGTCGCCTCCTGCGCAGTGTCATTGCTTAATGCTAATAGGTGTGCCGTCAGATAATGGATTTTGCGAGGTGTATTTTAATGCAAAATTGTATGGGTCTGGAGCATATCAAGTTACTCTGGCGCAAAGTCTCCCGCTCACTGATTTGTTTCATCCGTTTTATTTCTTGGTTTACTATGAAGAAAACCGAATTGAAAAACTGTCGATGCTTGAATATCAATTAAGATACGGCGTATTGGTCCAGCGTTTTCTAGAGAGTGAAAACAATCAGTAGTGGGTGAGTTGAAGGCGATTACTTTTTAAAATGTAATCGCCTTCAACTTCAAGCCCATACTAGTCGCCTGCGCAGCCTTGGCGGTAAATGCCTGTGAGTCAGCAGGGCTGGGCGACGGACCCGGTGAATGCGTGTGCGCAGCCAGTTGCGTGTTCATCTGCTCCATTAGCGCCAATACATCGCAAACGACTTGAAAAAGATTCACACTTTCAGAGCCGATCCAGTTTTTCGGCGCTTGCAGATGCTGCCCTTTACCCGCCACGCTTCGGCGCAAGCCTTCAATCCGCTCCTGCATGTCGCCACCCACGGTCACGTTGTGTTTCTGCCCCACCACGACATTCAAATCGCGCCCGGTCGCCTGGTGCAGATCGTCCAAAGCCGCCAGGCTCGCGCATCCACCCGACATCAGCTTGAGTGCGCCCAACGCCTCGATCTTTTTCACTCCCCCCACCGTCTCTGTCGAGTGGTCATCGATCGTCTGCGTATGGCTCTGGAACTGCTCGCGGTTGCCCAGGGCCTGAACCTCGCGTTCGATCGCTTCGTCGCGGATCTTGCCGTCGGTGCTCCTGGTCCAGTTGCCATCCGCATCGACTCGCTGTTGCACCGCGTCACTGTGCTGCCACACCTGGTCGCCCTTTGGCACCTTGGGCAGGCTCAGGCCGTGGGGCAGGACCGTCTGGATGTAGGGACTGCTGGGCAGTCCGTAGGCAAAGCACACCACGACGCGGGTGCCCTCTTCCGGAAACCCGTACATGCCCATTTCTTCGCCGCCGTTGGCCAGCGGCAGTGGTACACCCGACAGGATCGGCATGTCCGGATCCGCCTCGCCATCCGGGGTCAGAACTTCGATATCGACCGCGTAGCGCGGACGGAAGTCATCGCATAGCCCGGCCCCGGCCGGCGCGTCGGCCACCCCCACAACGCGGGCAAAGCGCGGCAGGTGGTAGCCGCCTGTCAATTCGGGAAATTGGCGCTCTACGCTGCGCTTTATTGAGTCGTCCATTTGATCGCCATCTGTGTGCCGGCGAGCGTCACGCTGGTGATGCGCTCCCCTTGATTGATCGTTGCGCCGGGTCGCAGGCCTGGCAGGGCCGCGATCATTGCGCTCTGGTTGCCCTGGTAGCCATCGAACAGGCTGACCGGGAGTTGCAGTGGCGCACGTGCGCCGAAGAAGCTGTCAGCCCAGGAGCCGGCAAACACCTCGCCATCGCCTTGCTGCTGCCAAACGAAGTCATCGATTCCGAACACTTTCGCCAAGCTATCCATTGCCAGCGTGCCGGACGCCAGGCTGTAGAAAAATGGAGCCTTTACGCGCGTGTAGTCCCGATCAGGCACGCGAAAGCGCAGGCCGGTCTTGCTGCTTACATCGGCCAGCACGGCCCGCATGTCGACGTGACGCAGGTTCATCGGCAGCTTGCCGGCGAGCACGGCAGCAAGCTCGCGGCAGTACACCACCTGCTCGATGCCGTTAGCCGCGGTACAGCGCTCGACGTAGCCGATGAAGTGCCGCTGCAGTGCCGCGTCGTTATAGCCAATATCGAGCGTGACCAGGCCTTTGACCTGGGCATCGGTTTGGACCGTAAAGGTCGCCCGGCCCGGACTCTTGATATCGAGGCGAACGTCATCGCTCACCAAGGGAACGACCACCCCGTTGATGGTCAGCACCTTGTGCAGCTTCATGCTCATGCGGAGTCGCCCAGGTAGGTGTCCACTTTTTTCAGCACAGCCTCAAAACCGGTCAGTTCTTGGGGCGCGCTACCAGATCCTCCGGAACCACCGGTGCCGCCGGAGCCATTGACCCCATCGCCCGGGGCAGACTGAGACGTGACCGCGTTGCCGGTGCGGCGGTTCTCGACCTTTTCCGGGTTGGAGAGCTTTTCGCTCAAGGTGAACTGGATGATCCACTGCGCCAGGCTGTCATCCTCCCGGGCGCTAACGCCATCGGCGAAGGTCACCTGGCGGATGCCGAAAGCCTCGGCCGTGTCGTTGACGATCCGATACGTGGTCAGTTGCCCGCCCTTTTCGGTCCCTTCCGCCAGGCGCATCAGGGTGCGCAGGTCTGCTTTCTCCCGGTAGGGAATGGTCAAGGCTACCGTCAGGGTCTTGGGCTTGAAGCCCTTGTGCGACTTCTCGGTACCGGACGTTTGCCCGCCCATGTCGTCAGCCTCGATCCGCAGATTTGCCGTGACCTTCATCCGGTTACCCAGGATCTGCTGGCCGTTGAGTAACATCGTCATAGGCCCACCAGCTCGCGTACGAATGCGAGTCCCGGCAGCGAACCCACCAGCATGACGCCGGACGACAGCACCCATTCATGCCCTGGTGAATCGTCCCCGGCGAGCAACTGCTTGCGAAGCTCGGTGGTGTCACCTGGACCCAGCAACCGGGCCTGCATCGAGGCGTCGGGCGTGCCGCTGGCCAGCAGCTCCTTAAGCGCCGTTAGGTTGCCGGCCTGGCTTACCGCTTGGTCCGCTTTGCGCTGAGCCAGTTGGGCCAGATCGTCCAGCGGCGAGCTGTCAGCGGCGTGGCTTTCCAGCCGGGCCACTTGGCTACTGATGGCCTGCTTGGCGTCCTTTACCAGGGTGCAACGCTCCAGCGGCAGATCCGACCAGCGTGGCAGGGTGCCGGCGGTGGGCAAAGTCCACTTCTCGGCCTCCAAGGTGAACAGGTTGCCGGCGCGGCGTTCGGCCTTCTGCAGATCGGCGATCGGTAGCAGCGCGTTGAACTTGGCCAGGCTGCTGGCCAGACCGTCATACCGCGTGCCCAGGAACAAGATCACCAAGGCGTGCTGCTCACCCGCCGGCAGGTTGCTATCGCTGCCGTCCTGCAGTTTGTCAGCCAGGCGCTGCAGCAGATTCGGCGCGGACAGGAAGCGTTGACTGCCCTTGCCCTGGCCGACGCCGCTCTGAAACGGTGTCACCGCGATGCAGCGCGGCACTTCGCCGAACTGCGCATCGAGCGCGGCCAGACTCTTGTCGGCCGCTGTTTTGGCAAGCGCGCCCAGCGGGTTGGAGTCGATGCTGACCAGGTTGGCCAAACCCTCTACGCGCTGCGCAGTCTTGCCCAACTCGGCGGTGGCCATGTTCTGGACACCGGCCAGCTCGTCCATCCACTGCGTGGACTTTTCAGGCCAGCTCATGGCCACGGAGGTCCAGTTCATGGCTGCTCGCCCCAGATCACTGCTTCCATGGTGCTCTGATCATCGTTGGCCAAGGCCTGGTCCAACTGCTGCTTGAGCAGATGCGCATATTCCAGCAGCTTGACCTTGTACACGGCCAGGTCCCGCCCGACCTCCTGCAGTTGCGCACTGGTGTGCATCAGGAATTCCCTGGTGCCGTCCTCGTTGCGGCATGGGTGCGGCAGGTCCTGCCCGCTCTGTACCGCGCCGGTCAGGTTCAACTGGTCGTGAATCTCGCTGCTGTAAGCGTGCGGTGCGCCGAGCGCGGACGACCAGAAACCGGCGATGATGACCGCTTCGCAGGCCCGATCAATCTCCTGCAGCTTGCGCTCATGCAACTGCGGCAGCAGTTCACCAGATGGCAGCAGCTTGCCGCTGACCAGCATCCAGCCAGGACGAACGGTCTTGGCGCAGGCCATCCAGATCATGGACGGGTGAAAGCGCCCGGCGGGGTCAATGTCCGTGAGTTCGGCCACGGTGCCGTTTTCAATTCGTGCCCACATGTGAGAATCCTCAGTACAGAATAGTGACGGCACCAGGTGCGCCGTCGCCTGCATAGCCGCCGTTGTCCATCCGGCCGCCACCGCCCCCACCCGGCCCACGGCCGTTTCGGAGCGAGCCGTTGCTCACGCTCGATGCCGTCACCGCCACGCCTGCCCCACCCGGGCCGCCACCGGCGCCGGCGACCGCCAGGGTCGTGGTGCTGACGCGATAGCCAGCATGGCCATCGCCCAAGCCATAATTCAGGTCGCCACCACTGCCGATCCCGGAATAACCGCCTTGCCCGCTGGTTTGCCCGCTGGTCCCACCGGTCGCAGACATGTACGCACCGAATGCCGATGAACCTCCGGTCCCCCCTACGCCGTTGGTGCCGTCGTACGATGCGCCCGCGCCGCCGCTGCCCACGGTGATGGAGATGACTTGCCCTGGTGTGACGTTCACCAGGCCTTCGGCCACGCCGCCGCCACCACCGCCACCGCCAAACACGGAGCTGTTGCGCCCGCCGCCACCGGCGCCGATGACCTTGGCGAATACCCGGTAGACGCCTTCTGGCACGGTCCAGGAGAAAACCCCAGGCACGGCGAAGACCTTGTGAGCGCGAAAAGGAAGCATCTGCAGGGTTTGCAGGGACGTCAGGGCGTCAGAAATGCCCGCGCCGGCCAGCGTGGTCGGGTTGGTGCCACCTATGACGCGGCCGCGCTTGTCCACCGTGACACTGCGGTAGGTGCCAGCCGCAATGCCGGCCGGACCGGACGCCACTTCGAACTGCAACGCGGTGACGCCCAGGGTGATCGGGCCATCGGTCACCAACTGCCAGAGGCTGTCGCCGTTGAGCGTGCCCTGCTCAACCGGGACCAGCATCCCCGGCGTCACTTCCAGGCTGACGTCGGCATCGGCTGCCCGCGTCCAGTTACCCCCGGACACGATGTAGAGACCGTTCAGCGAGGCGTCCGCCTGGTTCTTCACCAGCACGCGGTCGCCGCTGTATACCGCGATGTCATCGATGCGCTGCGAACCGTTGAGAATGATGGGGGCGGTAGTAGCTGCGAGGACGGACTGCTTGCTGTCGAGCTTGTTGATCTCGTCGCGCACGAACGCCCGTGAAGCAAAATAGCTAACCAGCGCGGCGTCGATCGGCTCGACCGTGCGGCGATCGACGATGCTGTTCGCGTTCGCCAGATCCGCGATCGGCACGCAGTAGTGACGCACGCCCAGACTGTCAGCGTAGTCCGGACGAGTTGCGGCGAACACGATCTGCCATCTGGCCACCACGTCGCTCAGTTCGCGCTGCAGGGCAACATCCAACCAGGCGGTGGTGGGAAAGCTCGCCGGCGCAACAGCCAGAGCAGCCGACCGCATCACGCGGATGCCTTCGACATAGGCGATGCCGGGTTTCACCTGGTACGCGCTGCCGACCTTCTCCAACTGCAGCGCATTGCCGAAGAAACAAGCGCGGCCGAACATGTCGCGGTTGCTCAGGCGTTCGCGCTCATCGATGCCGGCCAGGCGGATGGTGAAATCGTGCTGCCAGGTGCTGGCATCGATCGTGATGCCGGTCAGCGCCTGGGCACCGTCGAAGGCCACCAGAAAGTTTCGAGTCAGGTTGTTGCCGATCTGCATCGGCGGAATGTTGCGGCGCTTCTCCTGCAGGGCAACGGTCGCCACCGCAAACAGGCTGCTTTCGTCCGTCTCCAGTCCGATCCAGTTGAAATCCCAATCGCCCTGGTCAGAACCCAGCTGCGCGCTGTAGACCACCTGGTTGGGGTTCACATAGCCCGCGCTGTCGAGGGCGATGTCGTGCGTGTAGACGATCTGGCCGGCAGGCGGCTTGCCGGCGGCTCGGTCGACCGGCAGCGCAGGGTCCAGACCGGGCACGTTGGCAAAAATGAACCGCACAACGTTGAGCGGCTTTTTCGCGACGATCTTCTGGGCGATCAGGCTTTCGCCGGCGAGGGTAATACTGGCTCCCATGGGGGCTCCTACAAAGTGGCGATCAGCGTCTGCTGGTCGTCGTTGAATTCGACCAGGCCGGCCCCAAGCGTTACGGGGGTCAGGGTCACAAAGTCATAGCGGCGGCAGGTGCGGCCGTACTGTTGAATCAGCACGCGCAGCAGCTCGGGATTCTTGGAAAGCTGGGAGTCGGAGAACCGCAGCAGCACCACGTCCCAGTCGCGGCCGGGCATGCGCTCCTCGATCTCCACGTAACCGACGCCCAAGCGCTCCAGGATGCGTTTCATCCCGGCGGTGCTGCCCGCGTCGACGGCGTTGATGAAGGCGTACTTGACCCGCAGGCGGTACAGGCTTTCGGGCTCGTTCTTGAAGCGGGTAATGTCCCGCTGCCAGGCCAGCAGATCGAGCACCACCAGGTGGCAGGTGTCCGCGTCCATCTGCATCAAGGGCCAGCGCAGCCAGCCCTCTACCGCTTCCCACCAGCCCTGTGCGGCGGCCTTGAGCTTGGTCAGCTCCGTGCCCTCAAGCCAGAACGGCAAACCGAGCTTAATCATGCAGAACGATCTCCAGGCTCTGGATCCTAGGAATGTTCAGCTCGGACAGGATGTCGACGTTTTCAAAGTCCAGCGACTCGATGCCGGCGAACTGCTGGTGCAACTCTTCGCCGAGGCGGCTGAACGAAAAGCGCGACTGCGGCAAGGTCAGCGTCGGCTGGTAGTCACTGGTCGTGCTTTCGCGGAACGCTGCCCGCACGAACTGCTCGACCTGCTGTTCCAGGGTCAACCGCTGTTCGGCGGTCAGGGTCGAGCGCGGCCAGATCTGCAGTTGCAGCGCGTGAAAGGTTTCGGGCATGACCATCACCTGCAGGTCATCGCCGTGACCATGGTTGCCCTGGTCGCGGATGTGCGTATTGATCTGCTGCAGGAATGCCTCGGCCGGAACGCCGGCGTCGAACAGCACGAAGGCGTTCGCACTGCCCGGGCCGCGCGGCGCGCCGTGCTCGAAATACACGCCGTCCGGACGCACACCTGGAAACGCCGAGATCATGGCGCGATATACCGCGTCGGTGTGCCACTGGTTGACCGCCGAGAACTGGTTACGGGTGCGCAGGCGCAGCTCGTCGTCGGGCTCAGGATCCGCCCCGGGCGTGGTCAACCAGCCGTCGGCGTTCACCACCTGGGCAATGCCTGGCACAGGGACCGGCAGAATCGCGTAGTACCCCGGAGCCAGGTTGAAGCCGGAGCCGGCCTCGATCGCCTCGACCGGAATTTCCAGTTGCATCAGCCCATCGGCAAATTCGCCGGCGGCGGTGGTGCGCAGTTGATAGACGTGGCCATTGATCGCGGCGGACTGCACCAGGGTGCCGATCGGCACCGAGAAGGCCCCGCCCGGCGCGGTGCGGGTGAACAGCAGCACGCCGGCGGCGCGAGTCGCGCCCTTGCGCTCGACGTTCACCGCCCAGGCCAGCATGTCCAGCCAAGCCGCTTTGGCGGTCTTGACGAAGAAGTTCGGCAGCACCGTGGCCACGAAGAAATCGAGGATCCACAGCACCGGCTTAGTCACCAGTGCGGTGATTACCCGCCAGAATGGCGAATAGGCGCTGGTGTTGGCCACCTTGCTGCCCTGCGCGGCCACTTCCTTTTCCCACGCCTGGCGCAGCCCGACCTCGGTGGTCGGGATGCCGGCGTCGGTCAGGGCCTGCTTGAAATCGACGTCGCTCACAGGGTCACCTCGATCGAGCCGAACTCAAGCGTCGTCGCCGTGACCAGGTACTGCCCAGGCTCGACCTGGGTGATCGATGCGGTGCCCGGCACCAGGCGCAGGTCGGTTTCCACCAGCAGCTCCAGCTGCTGGATGCAGTCGCGCTGCCGCAGGCGGTCACGCTCGGCCACTAGGGTGACCAGCAAGCCGCTGTCGCGGATCATGTGCGCGATGTCCTGGGCGATGCAGGCGCGGTCTTCGACTGGCTCGGGCTGACGCGAGGGATCGAGCACCAGGTCGTTGTTCTCGATCAGCAGATCGATATAGACACTCATCCGCCGATCGCCATGTTCATCATCCCTTCCATCTCCAGAGGGGTCATGGGTTTGCTGGTGTAGATGTTCACGTTGCCCACCTTGTTGCCGTTGGAATTCTGGTTGGTGTTGTTCTGGATGCTGGTCAGCAGCCCGCCCCGGGGCACCGCTTCCGGCCGCGAGGGTGAAAGGCTGCCGGTCGTCGGTGCATGTCGCGCTAACAGCTCAGCGCCTTGAGGGATCGGCGCAGGTGCGGCCAACAGCGCAGCGCCTTGAGGGACTGGCGTAGGTGCGGTCAAAAGCGCAGCACCTTGCGGAATGCCTGCTGGCAGCACCGGTGCTTGAATACCCGGGATCTCGGGGGCCTTGGGCATCTCGCCGAAGGCCGCATCGATCTCGATGCCCGGTATCTTGTTGAGCATGTCGATCAGGCCGTTGATGGCACTCCGGAAGATGGCAACGATGCCGTCCCATGCGGCCGACGCCATGCCGGTCCAGCCGCCGATCGAGCCGAACCAGTCCGACAGGCTCTGCAGCTGCGCGGCGATCCATTTGAACGCGGCGGTATTCATCAACGCGCCGGTCCACTGGTCCCAGTAGACGACCGCTGCGACAACAGCCGCGCCCAAGGCGATGATGCCGGCGACGATCAGCAGAACCGGGTTGGCCAGCATGGCGGCGTTGACGAGCCAGATCGCGCCTTGCCAGAGCAACATGCCGGTGCGCACCAGGGCCATCCAGGTGTAAATCGCCACCAGACCGACAACGAATGCGGTCACCATGACGGTGTGTAAAAGAAACATGGCAATCGAGCGGAAGCCGGTCCAAGTGAGCAGTTTCCAGACCGTGACCAGGGCCAACCAAACCATCTTGCTGATGCCCACCACCAAGGTCATGGCGGACATCGCCGCGACCAGGCCGAACACGGCCAGCACGGTGATCCCCAGCACGCGGGTGATGTTGGGAAACAGCTGCGTCCAGCGGGTCAACGTCGAAGCGATACCGACGAGGCGGTCCATCAACGGGGTCAGCATCGGAATCAGCGCCTGTCCAAAGGCGATGCGCAGCGCCTGCACGGCCGCGCCGAACTGCTGCCATGGATCGACCATGGCCTTGGCCATCTTCTCGGCGTTCTCCAGCCCACGCACCTTGCCCAGCTCGCTGATGCCGCCGCGCAGCCGGTCGGTATCTTTGGCCAGTGCCGCGATCACCTGGGCACCTTCCCCACCAAAAGCCTCGGTCAGCTTGGTGCCCGCTGCCGCCGTGGTCAGGTCGCCGTATTTACCCTGCAGCTTGTCCAGGATCTGGATCATCGGCAGCGTGTTGCCAGCGGCGTCGGTGAACGCCAAGCCGGTTTTCTCTGCAGCAGCTCCGATGTTTTCGAAGAAGGCCTTGTAGCGCCCGCCGGCGTCGCCGCCTTCCATGGTGCTCGACAGCGTGCCGATCACTGCCATCTGTTCAGCCACGCTGATGCCCGCCGTGGTAGCGATCGCACCAACTTCCTTGAAGGCGTCTTTGAGCTGGGCACCGTCAGTGCGAAACAGCTTCACGGCCAGGGCGGTTTGCCCCGTCAGCTGTTCGACCCATTGAACCTTGCCCATCTTGTCGGCTTCGGTTTTGAACAGGGTGTACATGGTGCCCAGGTAATTGCTGGTGGTCTCGGTGTCGGCTTTCGTCACCTTGGCCAGCAACCCGCTTGCAGCCGTAATCGCCGCCAGTTGATCGCCGACCAGGCCCTTGATTGCCCCTTCGATGGTGCGCGACGACGCCACGAACTCGGCGGCGCTAGTCGCGTAGGTCACGGAGAATTCCAGCGCTCTGCTGTTGAGCGCGGTCAGCGCATCTTCCGTGACGCCCAGCGCACGTACGTCGCCCAGTGCCCGATTGACCTCCAACGCCGGTTCCAGGGACTCGGTGATGGCCACGCCTGAGCCGACCATGCCGGCCAAGCCCGCGCCCATCTTGACGATGTTCTGCTGCCCTTGGTCGGCGAGGTCGGAAAAGCTGGTTTTCACCTTGCCCAGAGGAGCGCTGACCTTATCGGTCAGGCTCAAGATGAAAGCCAAGCGGGCGGAACGGTCAGCCATCGGGGTTATCCGTTAAAGGCAATGGAAATGCCGTTGGCCACGGCCATTTCCATGCGTCTCCAATGTTCGTCTTCCAGCCACTTGGCAGTGCCCATGTTCTCGATCGAGGGCGGCGCGCCAGGTAGCCAACGTTGGGTCAGGGCCAGCAACTGGCCCAGCCCGTCTTCGGTCAGGCCTTCGGCTTGCGCGAGGGCTTTTTTACGATCACTTCCACGTCAGGCGAGTACTCCTCGAGCAACGCGCCGGCGATGGTCATGGTGGTCACCGGGTTTTCCAGCAGCGTTTTGAGCGTGGCTTTCTCGTCCTGCTTCACGGTGCCCATCAGCAGGTTGTGCGCCGGGGCGACCTTGTTGGCTTGGGTGGTCGAGTTGAAGTACTTGGTGATGTCCTGCGGGGTCAGGGAGAACGTGAATTCCTGCGCGCCGATTTCCAGGGTGATGTCGCGGTTTACTTCGGTCATGGTGCTTTCCAAATGGTGGGTTCAGGGTTGTGCCGGCGTGCCCAGCACGACGCGGCGGATGTAGTCCTGCAGGCCGAGAATCATTTCCCGGCTGCGGGCGAGTTCGTCTCTGAGGGTGAAATAAGCCGATCGAGCGTCTGCTGTGAGTTCGGCGGTTCCTGCATCAGCCAGGCCGGCGGTGCCGGCGGCATTTGGTACGGCTGAACAGGTCGCGTGGACGAGCAGCCGCTGATCACGATCAGCAACAGCGCGCTGCAGACGTTTTGTTTCATTGAACGCACGGGTCAGTGCCTCCGTTCGTTGGGTATCGATCGAATCGCGGGCGGCGAGCATTTCGCCGCTGATGCGGGCGGCCTCGCGTAGACCATCGCGCTCGACTACGGCGGTGTTGCGCTCCTGGACAACGGTTTCGTAGCGGCCAAGCGCCCAGTCGACGGCGAGCCAGATCACCAGGCCAGCGAACAGAGTACGAAACAGCAGCTGTAGCGGGCCGATGGTCATGACAGGCACAGCCTCACCTCAGCGAGACGGCGGTTATGCAGCCCCTGAATGAAACGCTTCTTGCCATTGGCCAGGGTCACCGAGGCCCACACTGGTCGACCGTCAGTCCCCCATGCGAGCGCCTTGCAGCCTTCGACGACGCGTCCGGCGTTGATCAGGCCCACGGCCCGACTGGCGCAGGTGCTCGGTGTGCCGACGTTATGCGCGTGGCTGCTCAAGGCATCAAAGGTGTTCTGCCCGATCGCCTGATTGGTCAGGCAGTCGGCCAAAGCCAGCTGCCCCTTGGCGATCACTTGGGCTTCCACCTCGGCGCAGCGCGTATCGGACCAGTAGTCGCCGACGATCACTGGCTGCGGACTGGTATAGCGAGTGATTCCCTTACATACGGTGGGCAGTCCCTGGGCGAGCTTGTCGGCATAGACGACGTTCTGTCCCTCGCCTTCCCAATCGCCCAGAAAAATGCCCAGACTGCTGCTGCAGAGCACAATGACGCCGGCGGCGATCTTGGCGCGCAGGCTCATGGTTTTTCCTTCCAGTCGCGCAGCATCCGCCGGTACTTGGGGGCCAGCAGTAGGATCTGCAGCACCATGTAGAGCGCGGTCAGCATGTAGGCCACCGACGACCAGTCGACCGCACCAGTGACACCAGTGGCGGCGACGCCGATCGCGGGCGATGCCTTGACCAACGCGATTGCAGTGTCCTGGGCAGCCTGATTCGTGCTCATCGATGAGCCTCTTTTTCGAAGATGGTCTGGCACGGGACGCAACGGGTCATACCGCCCAGCGCCTGGCGCGCTGCCGGGATCTTTGCGTCGCAGTCCTCGCAATGGGTCAGGCTTGGCCCGCTCGGGCGCTTGCGGGCGAGCTGGGCCGCGATGGCTTGGTCGCGTTGCCTCTGCTCCAGAGCCTGGGCGCGATCGAACGGGCAAACCATCAGGTCAGGCCCTCAATCTCTGCAGCACTCAGATACGGCACGCCGTTGATCTTCACGAAGTCCGGCGACGTGACGTCGAACGGAATCTTGTGGGTGTTCTTTGCGCCGCCCTTGGGGTCGATGCTCAGCAAGCTGGAGATGCGCAACTTGCAGCCGAACGCCTCGATGCGCAGTTCTTCCTCGCCAGCCTTGGCGAAGAACACGATGTCGAAAGGCTCCAGCTCGCGGAAACTGCCCGAACTTTTGGCCTGCTCGACCATCAAGTTGAAATTGGTGGTATCCAGCTCGATTTCGCCAGCCGCTGCGACGTCGCCGTCGACGTGGCCATTGGGTACGCCCTTGGTCTGGGCAACGGTGCTGTTGTCGGTGATATCCAACGTTGCAGCCTCAACGTGAACCAGCGAGTCGCCGAGATTCACGTCGAAGTTTTTGCCGCCAATCTTTGCAGCCATGACTTACTCCGTATCGGTGGTCGAAAGGTCCAGCGCGATGTTCGCGGTCAGGTCTTTCGGGCAGTTGAGGGGGGTGAGCTGCAGATACGCCTCGACGGCGGTCTTGCTCTTCCAGGTCAGAACGATGTCGCCGTCCTTGGGCTGCTCGATCTCGCCCGGGAACACCTGGCCAGCGAAACGGGTGGACTTGGCCATCGCGCGCAGCGGGGCCATGAGCTTCGAAGTGGTAGTTGCCATGCTGTTGGCCGAGCTGTTCAGCGAGCGATCGCCGACGTAACGGATCAGCAGGATCCGGACGCGACGTGCCGCCTTGTCCACGACTCGCAGATATTCGATCACCTGGTAATCGCTGCCAGGCGCGTCCAGCAGGTTGCCGTCGCCCCAGAAGGTGCCCGGGTAGTCGGGATAGGTCTGCGGTACGGAAAGGCGGGCGGCATCCAGCTGGCTCAGAACGGCCGACTGCAGCGGCGTGCCTTCGGAATCGACGGGCTCAGCGCCCAAACCCACGACCGCACCGGTTGCGACGCGCATTGGCGAATCGGCAATGCTTACGGCGGCGTTGGCCAGGCGGCCGGCGAGCACGCCCAGGTTATTGCCGTGCAGCTGCGGAACAGCCAGCACACGCGGCGCGGCTAGGCCGTCGACAATCGTCTTGGCGCTAACCACGTAGTCGTTCCAGGTCTGCGCCTGGGCGATGCCCGGCAGCGCAGCCATGACGAACAAGCGCCGACCCAGTCGGTTGCTTAGCTCGATGGCCGCGTCATGCATGGCGGACAGCTCCGCTTTCGACGCGACTGGCGTGGTGATGACGACCGCCTCTACTGAGTAGGTGCGATTTGCGGCTTCCAAGGCTTCTTGCCAAGTAACGTCGTCCGCGATCGGGGCTGCGACGCAGGCCCAGCGATCACCGCCATTGAGGCGGGCGGCAGTGATTTGGGTTTTCAAGTCGCTGTCCGGAACGCCCAACTGGACGTCCAAGTCGCTTTGCGTATCCAGCGGGACCAGCTTGCCGACGTTTTTGGACGCAGGGCCGATGATCAGGAAATAGCGCTCAATCTCGGTCACGGCACCCTGGCCGAGGTTAAGATTGTTGACGCTGACTTTGCCGAGTGCCATGTGATGCCTCGTTAGCGGGGTGAATTGATGATTTGTTGAAGCACCAGGTTCACCAGCTGGCTGGTTTCGCTGTTGCTCGCGCCGAGGAACTGGCGTTTCGGCAGGGTGATATCCCAGCTCTGTGCGCCGGTTGTCGCGGTTCGTTCGGAGTCCAGGATGCGGATCAGCAATCCCGCCCGGGCGTAGTTCAGGTGTTGCTGGATCCAGGCAACTGCTGGGCGGGACGCGGATTTTTTGCCTGGCTGACGGACCTTGAAATTCAGCTGACGCAAGCGTTTCGCCTGTTTCTCGGTAGCGGCGGTGCCAGGCGGCACCCGGTTCCACTGGCGCATTTGCGCGGCGGTGCGCCGCTCGGATACACCGTTGTGTTGCTGCGAGGCGACCCAGCGGGTCAGTTGGTTGCGCCATCCCAGCTCGGCTTCGGTCGGACTCAGGCGGGTGACCTCCAGCAATTTGCCGAGGCCCGCCTCCATCTTTTTCTTGCCCTTGCTGTTGTCCTTGCGCGCCTCAAACGGCGTACCGTCCAGGTTCTCCTGGTTGCGGATCCGCTGACGGCTCAGGCTGCGTACGCGCTTGCTGACGTTGTTGAGCAGTCGCTTGCGCTTGGGCGCTGGCAGCTCCATCAAGGCCAGCAGATCCTGCGCTTCGAGCATGCCGCGAATGTCCAGCTCGAACGTGCTACGCGCCATGGCCGGTCACCTCACCGGATTCCGCGATCCATAGGTCGAACGGCACGAACGACCAGGTCTTGCCATAGGCTTCAATCTCGCCTTCCAGATCCTCAGCCAAGTACTGCGCCTCGGAGAACTGCAGCTTGATGTCGACGTCGGCCAGATCGTTGTCGAGCATGACCACGTCGAACACCACAGCAGGCAGGCCGTCGCGATCCTGGTCGTGAGTTTCCAGCCAGCTGCCCACCAGGGCGAACAGGCGCGCCGGGTTATCCGCGAACCGCTCGATGGCGATGGTTGCGCCATAGTTCATGTCGCCCATGTGCATGCCCTGCGTGTCGGGCTTCCAGATCAATTCCACCTGCACCTGGTCGGTCCAGCTGTCGAGCTGTTCCGGCGCGACCAGTTCGCGGTCGATCAGGAAGGTGGTCAAGGCGCGGAGCTTGATCACAGCAGCGCCGCCGTGATGCGTCCGCGGCCTTGCAGCGAGCGAACAGACTGCTGGCTGAACTCCAGGAAAGTTTCCTTACGCTCGGGGGCTTCCTTGCCCAAATTCTCGGCACTTTCGCGACGGACGATCGACGCGAATTCAGGCAGCAAGCTGGACTTGGCGCGGCAATAAACGGCGCGCTTGTACGTCTCGGCTTGAAAGGTGCGCTCCGGCAGGACGGTGGTGTCTGCAGACTCAACGCGTGACACTCCAGCGCCCTGCCAGCGCGCTTTTAACTTCGCCAAATCACGATTGACCTCGATCATGGCGGTCGTCAGGTTGATGACCAGCACGTCTACCAGGTGCTCCGCCGGCAGGCGGTAGCCCTTCTGGAATTCGGTCACGGAGAGGTCCGGCCAAAAGCCGTCGTTCTCGATCGCTTGTTCCACAAAGGTGGTGGGTTTCCCGGAAAAGCTCATTGCTAGCCGCTCGAATAGGGCGGGGAGCCTGTTTTCAGTGGGACGGTCCATAAATGGGCGGCTCACTTCCACAGTTCCCCGCTGGGGGGGTAGTCGGTTACTGGGCGCCGGTCACGGCGGGGGGTTGTTTGGCGATCGACTTGCGGCACTTCGCAATGCGCGTCTCATTGCCTGCTTTCGCGTAAAGCTCGGTAGATCGTTCCAGGTGCTGGAGCGCGGTTTCCCACTGCTCGGCCTCCATGGCGCGCATGCCGATCAACTTGTGGTACTTGCTCGGGATCTGTTCGGTCAGCTCCCATTCACCGTCGACGCGAGGCAGCAGATCGGACAGGTACGGCTCCGGGCTGCGTTGCGCGTTGTATTCGGCGTAAGCCCAATCGATCACTGCGTCCGCAACGAAGGTTTGCACGTCGCGGCGCTTAAACCGCTCGGGCATCTCCTGGCCCTGCCCGATCGCAAAGTCCGCCAGCGCCAGACCGTCTTCGAACTGCTCGGTGTCGAACAGCCAGACCATCACCTGCACCAGAACGCGATTCGGCATCACCAGACCCGAGTCCATGTAGCGCTGAATGAAATCCTGGTACTTGGGCAACAGCTCCTCGCGCTTGAGTGCCTGACGCCCGGCGAGACCCTTGATATCGCTAAGGCGCTGCAGATCCTGATCCAGAGAGGCTTCCATCAGCAGCAGGTGCTTTTTCGCGTTGGCCGGGCTGCTCAGGGCTTCCGCCGGCGAATACGCCAGCGGTGCGGCGGCTGCAGCGATTACTGCAGCGGTTCCCTGTGCCAAAGTACGGCGCTTGTGGGCAAGGGCCAGGCTCATGCGGCCAACTCGACGTTTTCAGTAAACGCGATCTTTTCCAGCTGCTCGATCACATAGCCTTCGTTGCGGCTGTTGTAATCCTCGACGCGGGAGCGTTTCGGGTTGTCTACGGTTTGCTTACGCCAGCTGGAGTCCTGGAAGTAGATCGACAGGTTGTCCCAACTGGTGACCAGTACGCCGTTAACCGGGAAGAACGGCACGCTGAAGCTTGGCAGACCACCATAAGTGGCGATCACCTGGGCGTCCTCGATGCGCTCTTTTTCGGTGGGTGTATCACCCTGCTTGGCGTACAGCTTGGCCTTGTCGGCCGCCAACAGGTCAGTGCCGATAATGGCGATCAGGTCGCCGCCATCGCGCAGGCGTTCGTCCACCATTTGCTTGGTGTCATGCACCAGGGCGTCCAGGTTGGCGTAATCACCGCCCTGCCCCAGGATTACCTTGCCAGCGGTTTTGCCTTCCTTGAGTACCTGCTGTGGGGCTTGCTCGCGCAGTTGTTGCAGCCAGCCTTTGTTCACGTCCTGCAGCATTGGGTAAGCGGCAATATCGGTCTGCGCAGCGGCTTTCAGGCCGTGGAAACCGACCATGATGCGGTCCAGAGCAATCTGTTTCTGCACAGCAGCCGAGTAGCGTTGATGGAAGTCCGGGAACTTGGCCCAGGCGTCGATTTTTGCGTACGGCAGACCCACGTCCGACTCGGTGGACGAGAGTTCGTAGGTGGTGTTGTCCAGCTCGGAAGCGTCTTTCGCTTCGCGATCGGTGGTCTTGGTGTTAGTACGGCCAGTCACCGGGCCGGACACACCGATGAACACCTTCTCACCCTTGATTTCGCTCACGCCGATGACGTTGATGCGCGAAAGGAAGTCCGACTTGGCGGTGATGGCGTCGTTCAGTTCCTGGGTGATGGACGGCTCAACGCTGAACATCTTGCTGGACAACTCGACGCCGTAGGTTTCGGCCATGGCCAGTTGCATGGCTGCATACATCTTGGCGCCGTAGGCGCTCAGGGAACGAGCCATGTCAGAGTACCCGCGCTTTGGTTTTATCGGCTGCGCCGGTGGAACGCGGCAGCTGACGACCGGTGGCAGTGTTCTGCAACGTGGTGAACTGTTGCTGCAGACTGGTCAGAGCTGCCAACACTGCTTTGTTGGAACTGCCGCCGTTGCGCTTGAATTCGCGTTCTTCTTCGGCGGTGGTGATGATCTCGTCGACTGCCGCGCTGACGTCATCGATCGGGGCTTGATCGGGTTCTGGCGCGTCTTCGGCAGCAGGCTCAATCACGGCCTGAATGCCGGCAGCGACGACCAGCAGCTGGGCCAGCAGGGCTTTCAAAGCCGTTGCGGTAGCTTCATCCATTGGGGGTTTGCTCTCGGTTGGGGTTTGCGGAGTGGTTTCGGCGGTGGTGTCGTCGATGCCGAAACGCTTGAACAGGCGGGTGAACATGCCGACAAGGCGGCCAATCTCACCCTGCGCTTCGGTTTCGCGCAGAGGGCCGAGTTCTTGGGAGGCGGCGTAGTACGCATCGCGGTTGGTGCGACTGGAGAAGTAGAGTTCTTGCGTGCCGACGCTGGCGGGTTCGTCGGTGACGGCGATACCGGTCATGTAGGCTTTGCCACGGCCCCGAAAATTCGGCTTGATCTCGATGCTGGTGAACAGCTTTTCGCCGGCGTCGTTCAGGCGCAGCAGCTTGTCGTTTGGCTTCAGTTGCGCTTCAAGGGCGACTTGGCCAGGTTCCAGATCGTCCCCCTCCTCGACCAGGCGCACAGCGAAAACCGTTCCGTGAGATCCGAACCAGCGTTCGTGTTCGCACCAGATAACAGCGGTGTACAAAGTCGGCGTGTAGGTCTCGGCGATGTCGCGCAGTTCCTGGGGAAGGATCTCGCGACCATCGACGGTCGGGCCGCTGGTGGCTACACGTTTCCAGTAGGAGACAAGGGAACGGGGCATGAGTGGTGGCTGCGCTCAATCGTTGAATGAGCCGCCACGATAGGGAGCCGTTTACCGCCAAACAAACGGTTGAAATTCAAGGTTCTCCTATTTTCGAGAGATAGGCGGATCGCAGCATTTAACCTCGCGTTTCCGGGGTTTTCGCCGCATAGACTGCGGCCCATGAACTACCCGACCGAAGTTAAAGAAGCCGCAAAACGCCTCTACCTGCGCCGCTGTTCGGTGAAGGAAATACAGGCGCATTTGAAGCTGCCCAATATCCGAATCGTTTACTACTGGATCCGCCAAGGCGGCTGGGACGAAATGCTGACGGATGAAGAACCGTTGAGCGCGGTCAACCGGCGAATCACCCTGATCCTGGAAAAGATCGATCCGCTGACGAAAGCCGAACTGGACGAACTGGAGCGGCTGACAAGCCTGCTTGAACGGCTGAAAAAACTTGCGGCCAAGCCTGCACAGACAGCGCCGTCGGACGCCCCGGGCGAGCCTCGCGAACGCCAGCCTGGTCAACGTCGTGAACGCGGCGAAGGCGGCGGCAAGAAGCGCGAAAAGAAGGCCAAGAACGACGTCGGCGGCCTGACCGAAGTGGACTTCCTCGATAAATTCATCTCGAAGATGTACGGCTACCAGAAAGAGCTGTTCGAGGCGAAACAAAACCCGCTGACACGCCGCGTCCGGAACATCCTCAAAAGCCGACAGGTCGGCCTGACCTATTACTTCGCCGGCGAAGCGTTCATGGACGCCGTGCTAAGCGGTGACAACCAGGTGTTTCTGTCTGCCAGCCGATCGCAGTCCGAGATCTTCCGCAGCTACATCATCCAGTTTGCCCAGCAGTGGTTCGGCATCGAGCTTACGGGCAACCCGATCACGCTCAGCAACGGCGCCGAACTGCGCTTTCTCAGCACCAACAGCAGCACCGCCCAGGGCTATCACGGCCACGTCTACGTGGACGAATATTTCTGGATCCGCGACTTCGAAAAACTCAGCACCGTGGCCAGCGCCATGGGCACACACAAGAAGTGGCGCAAAACCTATTTTTCGACCCCCAGCGCCGTGTCGCACCAGGCGTACCCATTCTGGTCAGGTGAGGAATTCCGCAACAGCAAACGCGGCAAGAAGGCCGGCGGTGTATGGCCCAGCGAAGCGGCTTACAAGCAGGGTGCGCTGTGCCCTGATGGCCAATGGCGCAAGACGATCACCCTGGACGATGCGATCGCCGGCGGCTGCGATCTGTTCGACCTGGAGCAGCTGCAGCTGGAGTACGACGAGGACAAATTTCAGCAGCTGTTCTACTGCAAATTCATCGACAGCACCCAAAGCGCGTTCAGCCTCAAGGATCTGGAGCGCTGCTACTCGGATCTGTCGTTGTGGGAGGACTACAACGCGGAGCTGGATCGACCGTTCGGCAACAGCCCGGTCTGGCTTGGCTACGACCCAAGCCGCACCCGCGACGACGCCACCTGTGTGGTCATCGCGCCGCCACTCGAACCCGGGGCGAAGTTCCGGATCCTGGAGAAGCACAGCTGGCGTGGCCACTCGTTCACCTACCAGGCTGCTCAGGTCAAGAAGCTGACCGAGCGCTTCAACGTCCAGCACATCGGCATTGACGTCACCGGCGTGGGTTATGGCGTGTTCGATCTGGTGCGCGACTTCTACGCCAAGGCAACACCGATTCACTACAGCCTTGAGGCGAAAAACGCACTGGTGCTCAAAGCCCAGGACACGATCCAGGGCAGTCGCATCGAGTGGGACGCCGGCTGGACCGATATCGCCCAGGCATTCCTGACCATCAAGCGCGGCGCCACCAACAGTGGCCAGATCACCTACAGCGCATCGCGTACCGAAGCCACCGGTCACGCCGACATTGCCTGGGCGGTGATGCACGCCCTGTCCAATGAACCTTTGAACACCAACAAGCGGCGTCGCAGCCGCTACGTCACGAGTAACCAGAGCAGCCATGGCCAACCGCAAGCGCAGAAAACAACACGTAGCCCAACCAACGCAGCAACCGATGCGCTCGTTTACGTTCGGGGAGCCGGAACAGGTGCTGTCCGGCAACATCGGCGAGTATGTGGGCGTGTTCCCCAGCGACGACGGCAAGATCTACAAACCTCCGGTGTCACGGGCTGGTCTGGCCAAGCTGCTGCGCGCCAACGCGCACCACGGCGCCATTCCAAAATTCAAACGCAACCTGCTGTTGCGTGAGTTCATCCCGTCGGCAGGCTGCAGCACGGAAACGATGGGGCGTGCAGGGCTGGACTACATGGTTTTTGGCGAATCGTATTTCTACAACGACACCAATGCATTCGGACAGGTACTGGAGCTGCAGCATCTTCCGGCCATCAACATGCGGGTGAAGGTCGACGGCGGTTTCGTGATGCTGCTGCCCGACAACAAGGAAATGGAGTTCGAACAACACGAGATCTCCCACGTCCTGGACTACGACGTGGAACAGAACATTTACGGGATTCCCGACTATTTGGGCGGCCTGCAGGCGCTGCTGCTCAATGAAGCGGCCACCCTCTTCCGCCGTCGGTACTACAGCAACGGCGCGCACGCCGGCTACATCTTCTACACCAACGATCCTGACCTGACCGAAGAGGACGAAGACGAGCTGCGCGCGCAGATCAGTGCCAGCAAGGGCGTGGGCAACTTCCGGTCGATGTTCGTCAACATCCCCAACGGCAAGGAAAACGCGATTCAGATCATCCCCGTGGGTGACTTTCAGGCGAAAGACGAACTGGAGAAGGTGAAGAACATCACCCGAAACGACGTTATCGCCGCCTGGCGTATGAACCCGGCACTGGCCGGCATCATCCCGGAAAACACCGGCGGTTTCGGGGACATCGAAAAGATTGATCGTGTGTACACAAGCAACGAAATCCAACCGATCTGCCAGTTGTTCAACCAGCTTAATGACAAGCTGCGAGAAGACAGGCGCTTTAGCTGGAAACCTGTTCCATAAGCAGTGGATACCACTACATGATCAGCCAAGCAGAGAGAAAGCCACTACAAAATATGGCAATATGGTGGCGATCAGCTGCCCCTGGGGAGGGACACAATGAGAGTTGTATGCAATTGCGGACACAAGGGCCGGATTGCCTCGCGGGAAGAGGTAACCAGAGCCTTTGTAAAACTGTACTGCCAGTGCCTGGACGCAAAGTGCGGGCACACATGGGTGGCAAATCTGACGTTCTCGCACACGCTCAGTCCGTCATCGCAGACATTCGAGCGGATGCTGATCGATCGCTTGCGGGAAATGCCCCGAGCGAAGCAGCGGGAGCTTTTCGAGCAGTTGGGATCGCAGGCGGTGGCATAGTTACAAACCGCCAACGCTATAGCGCCGGCGATCGGGATCATTCAAGGAATGACGGTCAGCCCTCAACTTTCTCCTTTGGGTTGATTGCCAGTATCTCGGCCACGCGACGAACCTGTTGCTGTTCAATGCGGCTCAGCCGGCGATACAGATCGATCAGTCGACGCTCAATGTCCGTGAGTACGGTAGTTTCCGACCCGGCGTGTTCGAGGTTGATGTGATCGTTCTTCTTGCGATCCAACATGCTAACTACTCCATAAAGTGCATTGCTGAATGGACTTTATGGGGGGTGCGCAACTGCATTGGAATAAGAGATACCCCAATCACTGTGCGGGATTGTTGCGAGTTAAGACCGGTGCCTGGCGACGTCGTCGGCCATCGCTTCAAGGATGCGGCGAATAGCCTTTTGGTCATCCTCTGGAATGCTTCGGAACTGGTTTACCAGACAGTCTTCGACTTCCGTCAGTGCTTCATTCGCCAACGTCTTTCGCGATCCGTGAACGATATACGCAACGTCAAAATCGAGCAGAGAGTTAGCAAGGCTCAGGTAGGACGCAGGCGCATCACTCGCACCCGATTCGTAGTTGCCTTGGGTACGTTTAGACACGCCAAGTTTTTCAGCCAGTTGATCTTGAGTCAGGCCAGCACCGGCGCGAAGTTCCCGCAGCCTGGCGCCGATCTCTTCAGAAAGAGTCAATATTTTTCCACTCGCATATTTACATTGGCAGTTTTTTGCCACATTCTGCGCTCGTCATCACACGAAAACGCAGAGATTTGCACTATGCCGAACACAAGCATCACCGAGCAAGCCCGCAAAAAAGCCCGTGAAGCGCTGGAGAAGCGCGGTCAGTCCGCGAAAGATTTTGCTGCTATGCACAACCTGAGTCCCAGCACTGTTTATGCGGTGCTGAGTGGACAGAGCCAATGTCGCCGTGGGGAGGCACACCGAGCCGCCGTTTTATTAGGCGTCAAACAAGGTGTGATCGAACAGTAATGGCATGGGCCAACAGGGAAAAGTAGAAGTTGAAAAGTCCAATCCTAGACACCCGCAAACAAGTCATGAGCGAGATCATCCGCAGTTACACCGGCGGACGCGAAGCCGCTGCTGCGCGCTTGGGTCTGAAGCTCAAAAAATTCGACAACCATGCCTACGAAAATGCTGGTTGCAGTCCCCTCAGCGACTTACAAGTTTTCATGCTTGAGCAGGACTGTGGAACTCAGCACTTCCCCACGTACGTCGCGTCGATGTATGGGGGACTGTTCGTACCGGTGGCCGATCCTGAAACGCTCGACAATGTCGAACTCTACAAACGCTCCGTGCAGGTTTCTGCAAAGCGAGGGTGTGTTGATCAAGCAATTGCCGCCGCTCTAGAAGACGGTTCGATCAGTGATGAAGAAGCTGAATTCATCATGGACGCGCATAACCTCCACGTAGCAGCAAGGCACGCAGAAGTGCTGGCTGCCATCGCTCTCTACCGCGCAGGAAAGGCTCAATGAACAATTTGTCTGCAGTACCGGAATACCAGGATGTCCTGCAGAGCGCCGCGCTGGCGTTTCTTGAGCGTCACCACTGCGAACACCTGAGCGACGATCAGCAACTATTCAGCCGGGCTGTTCAGCACCTGGTTGCAGACTACGACGTGCAAACGCAGGTCGCTGAAAAGATCGTTCACCTGGCAGGCAGCACTATGGTCGCCGTTCGCGATCGGCAACGCCTGAACGTCCAGAGCAGCACGTCGACGCACACCGTGATCGTTGATCCGGTCACCGGCCGACAATGGGCCGTACCGGTCAGCCTCATCTATGAGCGAATCATCAACGCGCCGGACCTTGGCCGCTTTCGCTTAGCCAACTCGTAACACCACCCCTCAAACAAACGCCTGCCCCGCACTCCGTGGGTTTGGGTGAGCTGCGCCCGAAATCGAGGTTTCAAGATGGGAAACGCCGTAATTCTGACCACCCAGCTGCCACCTGCAGAGGCCGAAGCACTTCTGGCTGCGATGCGTGAGCAGTACCGCTTGAGCCTCAACGGCTACTGGTACGCGGATGAATACCGGTATGTCCCGCAAGAAAAACGGCACAGCTCGATCCTCGAAAGAACTCCGGTGATGGCCGCCCAGAAACGCCTGATGGCCGCCCTCACCCTCAGCCTCAAAGCAGTGAAGTAATCATGAAAGAAGATCTCCGCCACGACGTGTTGCAACGCCTCCAGTTCGATTTCGGACTGAAGCACCGCGTAGGCACCGATTACATGCGCGGTGGCACCTGCCCCAAGTGCAAGAAAAAGGAGCTGTATTCCCGGTTCGATACGCCATGGATGGTGATCTGTGGTCGCCCGGAAAAGTGCGGCCATACGCTGCACGTAAAGGAGCTGTACGACGATCTGTTTGAGGACTGGAGCAAGCGAGCGCCGGCAACGGACCAGAATCCCAACGCCACTGCACGGGCTTATCTGGAGTTCGCCCGGGGCTTTCGATTTGAACTGATCCAGGGCTGGTTCACGCAGGAAAGCTTCTACTCGCCCGAGCACAACGCCGGCAGCGCCACAGTGCGTTTCGCCCTGGAAAAAGGCGGCTGGTGGGAACGACTGATCGATCAGCCGCACCGTTTCGGCAAGATGAAGGCGCGCTTCAAATCCAAGGACAGCTATCGCGGCGTTTGGTGGTGCCCCCCTTGCGTCGACCTGCTCGAGGTCAAGGAAATCTGGATTGTCGAAGGGATCTTTGACGCCATCGCTTTGGTCCACAACGACATCGCGGCCGTATCGGCCATGTCGTCCAACGCGTTTCCGGGGGACTCGCTCAAGGCGCTGATCAAAACACGTGAGGGCGGCAAGCTTCCCAAGTTGGTCTGGGCGCTGGACAACGAACCGAGCGCCAACGCCTACACCCGGCGCTGGGTCCGCGAAGCCCGTGCCCTGGGTTTTGTCTGCGAGTCAGCACAGATCCCGCAACGTGACGGCCGCAAATCTGATTGGAACGACCTGCACCAGCGCTGGAATTTTATTCAGGACGACACCAAGCGCGCCGAACAGATCGCAACGGACCTCAAACAGGCCCGGCACCAGGGCGCCCTGCTGCTGGCAGAAAGCGCAGCGGAAAAAGCCCTGCTCATGTACGACTGGAACAAGCGCGGGGAATTTCACCTGTGTTTTGGCAGCCGTCTGTACTGGTTCAAGCTGGACATGGAGAAATTCAACCGGGCCATGTCCGACATCGAGGACAGCGAGAACCACGACGACCAGTTGCTCAACCAGGCGCAACAGCGCGAGAAGGCACTGCAGCAGTCCGGCAGCGTCGTAGAGATT